AGACCTGCTTGAGAATGGACCTAAAAGTCTTGCTCAGTCATGGATGATGGGTGCAATGCATAACAAGTGGAAGAAGATGAAAGGGTATCGTGAGCCAGAGCCACCCAACTGCCAGAGCAGCATGAAGGAATGGGAAGAGAGTATAAAGAAGTATGCTGAATAGAATAGATATATTTACTGATGATGAGTGTAAGAGGATAGAAGATACTGTAGATAAACTAGATGTACTTTGGATTAATAGAAGTTGTACCCCTAGATTTGTTACTGAGAACCCTAGTATTAATTCCATAACACAGCAGAAGTCATCACGCAGAGCACCGTTCTGGACGCTTGGTGCTGTATCATACCTTGATGGTGTGGAAGATTATGCTAGGTATCATAAGCATAAGCAAGCACTTAATCCTGTATTAAAAAAGAAGTTCAGTTGGATGTATCAGATTATATGTGATAAGTTCACAGAACATTTGCAAGAAGAGTTTGTTGTTGATGATGTACTTGGTCATCCTGGGTTCCATATCTTTGCAGCGAAGAGAGGGCAGGTTATTGAAGATCAATATATTAAAATGTTTGAGCAACCACTCGGTAGTATTCATGTAGATATACAGTATAGAGAGCACCATAACTATTGGCAGACATTTAATGAGGTTGATTTAGAAAATACTTTATCGTTTACTATACCTATTAAGTTACCTAAGAACGGTGGTGGTCTCTATACATGGGACATAGAAGTAGATCGTGATGTTTTTAATTATAATTCTAATAAAAACAAGCAACCTGATGAAGATCCTACTGTAAATCCCTACCATGATGGGCAGATGATATACTTTATAGGACACTTATTACACCAGATGATGCCAGGTATTGATGTCAAGCCAGATGATAAAAGGTTAACTGTTCAGGGACATGGTGTGAAGTGTGACGGAATATGGAGATTGTATTTTTAGTATCAAGTTTTATGACAGAGCTTGACTATATAGTATGGGTATGCTAACATACCTGTACGTTCATCTCTAAAGGAGACGCAAGTAAGCCGACGCGGAACGGATCGTTCATCTCATGTCTTTTCTAATCGCTACCGTTTTATCTTGTCCTGATGCTACTGAACTCATCACAAAGATGCAGTCCTATAGGATCTCGGAGGAGCAACGAGCTGAATTAATTCAGGTCGTTAAAGATGGTACAACAGAATGTGACTGGGACGCAAACGCCGACTAAAGGAACGGATTAAAAACCCAACTACTTTAGGAGTAAAAACCATGGCAAAAGTCATCTATCGTGGAAACGAGTACGATACCACTGAGTATCGTAAGGCAGTGCTTGAAGAAGCATCGCAGAACAGAAACTTCGATCTAATGTATCGTGGTCTCAAAGTAACCAAGAAGGTATCACTAGTCTAGTCACTTACTTACCAAGACATATCCCTTGCTACATACTGTAGTCGGGGATATTTTTTATGCAGAAGAGTAGATTAAAGCAATTAATAACAGAGTTAGAGGATCTTTTAACTGAGTTGAAGTCGGAAGTGTATGCAGATGTAAATGCATACGTTGACAGTAATGGTGAGACATGGTATAGTGGTGATGACGATGACGGATACACAGATTGATTATGAGAACCCTTGGATCTACAAGAATACAGCTTTCACTTCTAACAATATTGGCAGTTTCTTCGGTTACGTCTACTGTATTACAAATCTCCAAAGCAATAAGCAATACATCGGCCGTAAATACTTTTGGCAGTTTAGAAAGCCTAGAGGTAAGAGCAGGAAAGTTCGCTCTGAAAGTGACTGGAAAAGATACTACGGCTCTAGTGCGGAACTTAATGCCGATAGAAAGCTTATTGGAAACAACTGTTTCAGACGAGAAATAATTTCATTACATGAAACAAAAGGTTGGGTTAACTATGAGGAGACCAAACAATTGTTCCTAAATAATGTACTGAGTGAGGATGAGAATTACTATAATAGTAATATCCTTGGACGCTATATGAAGAAGGATTACTACAATGAACAACGCACCGCCAGTACTTAGAGAACAGTGCCAACATCTGTTGGAGTGGATGCAAAATCGTAGTGATGAACTCGCCGAAGACAAACAGTTTGATGATATGTTTGCTCTGTATATGGAGTGGAACGATTGGATTGAACAAGACAACCCTACATTATTAGCCCTAGTTAAAGATGAAGATCTCTGATATAAATTATCTTTATGACTGGGCATCGTTAGAAGAATTTCCTTTAAGAAAGGCACCTACTGCAGTTGGATATTCCAATCAAGATATATACTTTTGTTGGTTAAAGGCAGTCAATAGAAATGGTGGCGGGGTCAGGGCATCTGTTGTTAGAGATGAAAGAGCAGCAGAGATCCTTGATCAAGAAGAAGTAGTCTTCGCAACCGTTGCTTGCTTTGAACCAGGCACAGAACTAGGACCACACAAAGATCCACCAGTATACGGAATACATTACAGACGAATACAGATACCACTATACATTCCATCCGATGATTGCTATATGATTTGGGAAGGGAAGAAAGTTTATTGGGAAGAGGGAGTACCTCAACAGTTTGATGTCATGGACAATGTTCATGAAGGGTATAATTTTTCTGATGATGATATGATTTTTTTATTTGTAGACATTTTAAAGACCGATGATAACAGTACGTTGCAAGAAATGTAATAATACTATTACTTCTATGCATGAACACGACCACAAAGTTTGTGGTTGCCCTAACCAGACTTATGTTAGGGGTGATATAATAGGAGGTAATAACTTAGAGCATGTTGTGCAGGTTAAAAATCCTGTTGCAAGAGAACCTGAACTTAAGTTAGGTACTGAAGCACCTAAGAAGAGAACAACCAGATTAATTGATATTGATATTAGATGAACTTAAATTGTTATCCACCTATCATTGATTCAATGTCTTCCTTAGCTGTGAAGAAGGAAGTGGAGATGTTTAATCCCCTTCCTGGTAATATGTGGTTGGGTATCTATGATGAACCTGAGAATACCATTGAAAAGTTCATTCAAGATTCATTTGATTTTTATTTCAAAGACACTTATAATTTTTCTGGTATACCTTTTGGTAAGCCAGTAGGATTTGAGTGGTGGTTTCATAAATTTGATGAAGATGATAGGATGATAGGGTTTCATTCCGATCATGATGAGATGGTTAGGAGAGAACAAGAAGGACAGATGAAGTATCCTTTCTGCTCTGTTGAAATACATTTGACAAATCATACTAGCCCTAGTATGATACTTAATACTATCACTGGTAAGTATGATAGGGATCTTCGTCCCTTTCCACCTCGTAAGATGGTATTTGCTTTACCAGAAGAAGGTGCAATGTTAGCATATGATCCCAGATATATACATGGGATTGGACCTAACCAGAACAAAGGCAGGATGTCTTTGTGGTATAATGTTTGGCACTATAGACCTAAAGCTTTAGGTCGAATTGGTGTGCGAACTAATATAGTTGACTGTCGTTTCTATAAGGAGGAGGCAAGATCACCTGTTGAATGGTTAGGCGAAATTGATACATGCACTTCTGATTGTATGGATAAAAGGTTTACCTTTAAGTATCCTAAACATGCTAAGGAAGGAGAAGTTTGGAGCGTACAGCAATGATTGAAATTACCGAGAAGGAACTCAACGAACGTAAGGATTACTATGAGGACAAAGTAGAAAGTGGCACAGTAGTATTGGTGAAGAAACCAAATGGTGCTAAGGTTATGATGGTACCTCAAGATCCATCAGCGATGGACTACCAGCGTCAAAATGACATTTAAGTATGCCAACTAATCCTCAACCACCATATCCAGAGTACACACCCATTGTAACTCAGGGTATGTATCGCTTTGTTTATGTAACTGATAAGCCTTTACCCAACGGATCTCCTGACTTTCGTATCCAAAAATGGTATGACTATCCGAAGCAGGGTTATAAAGATATCTACAACTTAGATAATCAACAGCAGCTATATACATGTATAGAGGACGCAGAGTACACTAAATGGTTAGATCCAGATGGTGTTCCCTGTTATATAAAAGACAACTAACAAAATCCTATGAGCGTAATCATCTACCAAGAGCATTGTGATTTGCTGGAGAGTGAGATTGAGGAACTTAAAGAGAGAGTAGAGTTTCTAGAACTCCAGTTAGAATATAAGACTTTAGGGCCTCCCATCTTCACAACGGAAGAAGATAAATAACTAAAAAGTGTGAGAAATGGATTGGTTACCTCATATTGTTGTTAAAGCAGAAGATGATGCGTCTGTAAAAACAGCAACTACTGCCCTAAGAACATTTGATACTGGGTTTCCAGATCACAAAGCAACAGTACATTGTATTGGTGCTAGAGCTCATACTGTATGTAAGGATTGGTGTACTGCTGGTGGACATACTCTACTAGAGTATCAACCATCTGTTAGACAGTCTCAATTACATTATGCTATCGTAAAAGGTAGTAGACTTCCTGTTGTACTTATTAGAGGTACAGCAGTTTTTTATGACGACCTTAGTGACTACTCGACTACGAAATTATTTGGTGCTGAAACATTTCCTAAGAGGTATACGCAACCAGGTAATGATAAGTTGATTACTCTTGGTGGTATAGAAAAGACTTTAGTATTTGTTGCACAACCAATGAAGTTATCTGCAACAGTAGAAGACATAACAAAACATTATAGTAGAGACGTTTCTAAAGAAGCAAAGGGATCTAAGAAGTGGGACTGTCAAGCAGTCATCATGGATGGTAAGATGTACTATCAAGAATCTGGTATCTTTAATCTAGCATACCAGTGGGATAAATCTTTGTTCACTAGTCTCAGTAAGAAGACATCAAGTAAATTTGAGAGTGTCTTTGGTGGTAATAATTATGCAGAGTTGACTGGAAGGATGGAAGAGTATGGATATGATACTGGTATATTATTGAAGTATATTAATGCTGCATTGAATGACGATTGGAAGGGTGTTAAGGGGTGTAGAAAAGCCTACCTTGACATGATTAAGGAACTTGTGGTAAAATAACTGCTACATAGAGTTAGATATTAACTAATTTTATGACTGAACCCGTAAAGGAGGAAGTAAAAGAAGTAAAAAAGAAAGAGGATCCTAAAGGTCCACTGGGTAAACTAAAGTCTGCACTGTTACCAGATGCCGAAGAACAAGCGGCAATCATAAGTACAGCTGTCAGAATTACAGTACTTGCCTGGTCGGGCGGAATCTTGACGTTAAATTACGTGTCGATTCCAGGAGTACCGCAACAAAAAATAGATCCAACTTTCATAGCTTCAGTTTTTACAGGAGTTTTAGCTAGCTTCGGAATTCAGACTGCATCTAAGAAAGGTGATGGTACTATGAAGATGAATGGTAATGGTGGTGGTTCCAATGGGGGTCCCCCACCTGTTACTGCGAAGGACATAGAAGCAATCATGGCTAAGGCTAGTGCTGGTCCTGTTCAAACCATTCGTATTGAACAAGCACCTCTTAAAATTACTACTGATACAAAACCCCAAGAACCATACAAGATGTAAAATCATGCAGAAAATTGTAAATGTACTTGCTATTGCGAGCTTCGCTGTATCTGGTGCCGTTGTTATTGGTGGCGTTACTGTATATGCCAACCGAGGAAAGATCGTTGATAGTGTCAAGTCTCAAGTCATGGATGCTGTGGCTGGTGCACTTGGTCCAGCAGTAGGTGGAGCACTACCTGATACAACTGGCCCTGCTATGGCACCACCAGCAGCACCTGCTGCAGGTCTCGGTGGACTTCCTCAGTAATGGCAATAGATCACTGCATCGATGCAGATGAGACAAGAGAAGAGAAACTAGAAAGAGCATTAGCTATCTTTCTAGAATCTGTTCATAAACCTGACCATGCCCTTCGTGGATGTGCTCATAACCAGAAATGTTATCATGAGCTGATGTGGATACGCGGCCACGTGCTAGACTACCTACATAACATGAAACGTGAGGAACTCTACCGTGAATGGGAGAATTGATAAGGTAGCAATGACAGATCGGTTGATGAAGATCAGCAATGGTCTTCACACTAAACAGTGGTATCCTGAGTGGGATAAACGACAGAGGGGTGCCGCACAAAGAATTTTAATGAACGTCTTGGAAGTCCTTGACGAATATCATAGTTAAATGAGTGAGATACCGAGGATACAAGTAGGAAGTATTAATGAAATATACGTACCCAACATCTACAGTTTGTACGTACCTCATTACTATGCTCCAACAGTAGTAGCACCAGGTCACCCTAGTGTACTACAATATATCGGTAGACCTATCATAGACATGCCAGGGTGTGTTCAGGCACACAAGGAAGAGAATAGAAAGACAAAACTTCTACCTGAGTTGGCTGATGATGACCCCAATGAAATAATGACCTTGTGTCCTGATGGATTCTATCCAACATATGATGCAATGAATTATGAACCAGAGCAATTAATAATACAGAGAGAACAGAAGGCACCTGATGTTGT